TACATCTAGAACCAGTTCAAGGTGAACTAGCCTAGATTGCAAGGCTGTACTCATTGGTTGCACAATAGCATTGTCTGTTTCCAGATTACCAGCACATACAACAGCAACATTCTTGTGAAGATGGTAGATACCAACCATTCGATCAAGTACTAGCTTGTAAGCAGCAGCTTGAACAGCGGGACTAGCAGCATTCATCTCATCCAAGAACAACATCCAGCCGTTATATCCTTCAGGAATGGCATCACCTTCAACAGGGAATGTGTTCATAGGGACATAACCAGCCTTGTTCCCCTGGATATGCGGAAAGCCCATTAGATCTGTTGGATCACACTGGCTCAACCGTAGGTCAATGACCTTCAGGTTGTACTCAGCAGCAATCTGATGAACGATCTGTGACTTACCACACCCAGGGGAACCGACCAACATAGGCACAAGCTTTGCCTGGATAAATTTGGTGATCATTGCCACCGCTTGTGAAATCTTGACTTGCATAGTTACCACCAAGAATCATAGATAACAGCATCACCTTGAGCAAAAGCTTCATAGCATTTCGTGACAAACTCAAGAACCTCTTTTTGATCCTCATCAGTAAAGCCATCATCATTACCAAAGAAGAATCCACTGACAGGATGAAGATCCTTAGCTTGTGCAGCTTTCTCAAGTGCATCAACGTCTTCAGGCATAAGACGTACCTGTTGACAATTAAATTCACCAGTGCCACCCTTATCTGCATAAAGCTCTCGCATCCAAGCATGAAGAGCACTGAACTTACGCCAATAGGCAAAATCAGTGTTAACACCTTTCTTTGTCTTCTTAGTTCTTTTATTGAACAACAGGCTTTGCATATTGATTTGAACATCTCCAAGCAACTTGGCTGGAGCACTGTATGCATATTGATCTAAACCCATGATTTTTCCTTTAACTGTTCTGTGAATAATATTTACGCAATACATGGTCCAGTTTCTTGACATCTAAGCCATACTGTCCCAATACTTGCATAACACGGTAAGCATCACCTTTAAGCCTAGCTATTGGTGTAGCAATCCCAACCTCAATAAGCACACGATTGATAGTGCGATCAGATACCTCATACTTATTGGCTAACTGCCGTTGAGTAAGGGTTCTATCCTTGTAAAGCTTAATAATCTCCAGCTTCTGAGGTACTGTTAAACATCTCATTGGCATGTTGATTCCATAATGATCAAAGGATCTTTAAATGCTTCACAAAAAAGAGCAGCTTTACCAAATACTGCAAAGTAAAGGTTTGGGCTACCGTTGTAGTAACAAATCCAAGGCGTAGCTGGATACAAGTCAGGTCGATAAGTAACTTCTCTGTTTCCACTCTTGCTTTTGTAAGTACGTCCTAGATCGTATTCAACTGTTGGATTCATTGATTTCTTTCAATAGGGTGTTGTGATAGATAGCCATAAGAACATACATAAGGTTCTTGCTTTCTACCGGGATATTTGAGTTGGCGTAAGCAATAACCTCTTTAAGACTGTCCATAGTGGGATATAGAGGCATAGGCTCAACATTAGAAAGGCACATCTTCTTCATCATATTGACCAACATAACTTAGCTGGCTTTGTATTTGAACGTCTTGTTCAATTTGGTTGATTGAGGCTTTACCGTACACAAGTGTCATTTCCAATTCATCAATTGGAATGTCACACTTTTTTAGAATCTCCATTACTTTTTCAGCAATAGATAGATCATTAACTGTCATAACATGCTCCTTAAAAACAATAGTTAGCCTATCGGCTACATGTAGTCAAAAATCACTTTTTGAAAAAGTTAGTATCCCGCTTTTAAACAAAGCTGCTTATTGGTAAAATAAGTCAAATACTTCTTAATTGCTTTACGAACAACAAAGGATGGTTCTTTATCTATTACTAGATTAACCGCTTCTGTCTTTGCTTTAAGGTAGGCATCCATAGCTTCGGGGATAGTTTTGTAGTTACCTACAAACGACCTCTTAGCATCTCCATAACTAACACCTACTTCATATTTACCTTTGTTTAAGCAAATACCTAAAGGTAAATTTCCTTGTGCATTACCACGTACATTGAACAATGAATTTACTTGTCTAGAGACAAACAAACATGTTTCTGGTGAATACATCTTGGAATCAAGAGAGAGAAGGTCTTTATCTAATTGAAGCCCTTCCCACTTTTGACTTTGCATCCATGTTTTAAATGTCATGAATGAGTGCCACTCTTTACATACTGTACAACCTACATAGCTTGGATTAGCTTTTAACCAGCGTTTGCTATAGCAGCGAGTAAGCATTGCTGTCCATCTAATAAAGTAAGGACACAGATACACCTTGTCATTTACTTTATATGATGTTTGATATGGCGCATCATTCACACCGATACCACATACCAATGCACGGCGTTGTCCACGTTTATCAGTAACTGTGGTTAATGGAACTTCTTTAAACATATTATTCCTTTAAGATGATATGTTTATGTTTTAAAACGAATACCATATAGTATGTGAAAAAAAAATAGGAACTACTCATTACGAGTAATCCCTATTTTTCAAACTCACCAAGCGGCAGGATGCCGCCTAGTAGTCCTCTATGACAATGCATATTCAGAACTTCTAATCAACTTACCCAAGTTATTGGACAACTTCTTAGAAGTACCTTTAGTACCATGTAACTGGCTCAACAAGTCACTCAATAAGTCACTATCAGCTAACTCAGCCAATACATTAATGTATTGTTGACGTAGATGATTAACATTATTAGCATGAACCTTGAACTCATCATGCACAGTAACAACCTCGAAAGGTTTATACGTGAGCATGTGATTAACAATACCAGCAAGAGCCTTCAAGTGATCAGTAGTCATGTAACCCATATCTTCAGAAGTTAGATAAGGCAAGATAACTACATCAGCAACACCACTGCGTGCATACTGTTCACAGTAATACTCAAGCATAGGAACTACATCTAGACCAGGTACTGCAACACCAAGGTTACGCTTAATCAACTCTGCTTCAATAATTTCACTAGCAAACTGAACATCACATACATCGTAGTTACAACGTCTTTGAATACATCTAAGGATGTATGCATCAACACTGTGCACCACATTGGCTGCATTGCTCAGGCCACTCTTAGTACCCTCGTTCTCATAGAACTCATAGGTAAACGTAGCATGGTCCAGTTCATCCACTTCAATTCTGGCTTCTTTCTTGGTCATGACCTTCACCTTGGCATCAAAGCCATCAGGTAATTTCCACTCATGCTTGAGAGCAAAAGGTTTCCATGTGCCTAACAGATCCTGCAACAGTTCCCATGCACCTGGTGCCACAGTAAATGCTGCCTGATAGAAGGCATTTAACTCTGGTGTATCTTCACCAAAGATTTCCTTTGGCTTGGCCTTAGAGCCGTAGAAGCTTGTCATCAGAGCATCCTTGGCTTGCTTACGGGAGATATTCACACCACCACCCAATACGTCATTCATGACCTTGGTTGTATATGTATAAGCATCAGCACGCACTGTAGGATCTACCAATCCTGTAGCAGTAGCACCAGCAATACAGCCAGTGAGCACGCTCATGATCTGGATTCCACTACAGCAAGCATCCATACCTACCAAGTGACCTGTAGGAATGCCTTTCTGAGCCTTTCTAAGGGCCATTACAGCCTTCATGTACAGCGGCTTAGTCTCTGCTTGGTCAGCCAGTGATTCAAGCACTGTGAGGTTGTCTGAAGCCCATTGAATGCGTTCTTCAAAGAGCTTCTTATCCAGTCCATACTGGTTAGCAATGTCGATCAACAAATATTGATACCCTGAATAGCATTTCATAACAATCCTTTTAAATGATTGGCACCCCCTCAACTAGCTCTTCATAAGCAAGTTCAGCAGTAGCCTTTTTGAATGAAGTACCCTGTGGGTTAATGTGATAACCCTGTGAATAAATACGACCTCGTTTATCAACTCTATGAGTCATATAAAACTGATTACCTTGTTTGGCTAACAGTTCATAGATACCATAGGATTGAGTCTTAAAGATCTTCCATTGCTCGATCTTCTCTGGTGTATCCAGATCAAATGTCGCTTCTTCTTCTACCTTGCATAGATAGTCAGTATCTAATCTAAGTGCAGTCTTATTCATGATATTAAGTACATCAAGACAGATATCTCCGTCATGATGATTACCATTACCAAGAATGAGACTGTCATTATGAGTTAGATATCCACTGGAGTAGTTATTAGTTAACTCCAATGGTTCACATATCATCGGCGGTAGATAGTGTGAGTTCTCAATGTACTCGACTATCTTGGCACTAAGCTTAATACGTGACACTACTTCTAATGATGCAAACTTGTTATCTTTGGAGATATCAAATACATCAGTAAGGCACAGTACTGCTAACAACTCAGCAGTAGTTTTAATAGCATCTGCCTTATCAGACAAATGCAATCTACCTGCCAATTGAGCAGATACAGAAGTAAATAATTGAGGACGTAGGCAGTAAGCAATACCAACAAAGACATCAATTACCACCTTGGTAATGTCCAAGCCTACTAACTGATTAATCCTCTTGGCTTTACTCTCGTAGTAAGTGCCATTGAGATAGTTATTAACAAGGCTTACACCTTGTTGAATCTTAGCTGGCATAGTATCTTCAATGAACTGTCGTACATAAGAATCAATATGATTCCTATTGAATGACTTCTCATTCATCTCTTGAAGAACAATTTGTTTAAGTGTTTCCATTATTTACTCCAAAAGGGTAGTTATAAAGCGCAAGGAATGCGCCTCATTGGGCCTTAGTTAGGGCCATAACACAGCCAATCAGCATACTTATGCATGGCATCTACAGCATCTTCAAATGATATGTACTTCTCATCTACAAGTTGGTCTGTCTCATCGCTATAAGTAAAGATGTTCTCTTCTACTTCCCACACATGTTGACCAGAGTACCGTGGATACTCAGGAACAATAATATGACGTGCTATACACATGATTAACTCCTTGGTTTAAATTGACTGTCTAATGCTTCTTGCATTGGTTTCCCAACACAGCCATAACCCACCCGCAGGGTATCCACTGTTAACAATAAAAAAAACACTAGCTACCTCGTAATGAGATAACTAATGTCTGTTTATTAATCCAATGCAAAACCTGCTGCAGCACCAGTTTTAACCTGATGGAAGTCAACCGTCAGTTTAGCCAGCAGCTTACTAATGTTCGCTGGATCCTTCGCCAAGTACTCAATGAGCCATTTATCAGACTCGTTGGACTCTTTCAGGGCAATAGCGCCAATCTTGCGACCCTTACCATCAGCCGTTGGCAGGCTGAAATTGATAAAGGCTTGCGCTTTCCAATCCGTATTGGTGTTAGCAGCATTTGAAGAACCGGTGTTCGAAGAAGTGAAGGCCATGATAGGCTCCTAAGTTAAATGAAAGTTAATAAAGAAGGGTGTCGGATATCAACACCCATACCACCCCCGCAGGGGTTTCAACTGAATAACTAAAGCTTAATTAGTTAAATGCGTCTGATTTAATGAGGTCGTAATCCAAGAAGAACTCTTCAGTATCTTCATGGAAGAGTGCAGAAATACACTCTTTAATATCTGCTGCTTCAGCAAGACCTTCTTCAAGGTTAGATGTAGCGAGATTGAACAGAGACTTGTTAAAGTTCTGAATAGATGTAAGCATGATGTGCTCCTAAGTTGGTTAAGTGATCCATATCACTCCCGCAGGGATAACTTAGGATATCGGTAGAGTATCGTTATTGGAAAGGAATAGAGATAGGTGTTAACTATCAGTGTAGATTACTATCGTTAGCTGATAATGGATAGTTGTTATCTATTAGTAATAAGGGTAAACCCTAGGTGAATGCAATTACACTAACTCCCCTTCTCTCTAATACTGTCTGTCCCCTTGTGTATTGGAAGTTATGTGTATTGGAAGTTATGTGTAGCGGAAGTTAAAAAAAGAGATGACCTACCTTTGAAGGTAGATCATTCTTAATAGGAAGACTCTTAGTAACCGCTAAACACTGCTATGAAGAACAGTGGTATCACGATAGCACTAACAACACAGATGGCAGTATCTAGCATGTCCATGATTAAGCCTTAGCTTTAACAGTGGTAGTGATACTAGGCACAGTAGCTGCTGTATCCAATGCTTCCTGAGCTTTGCGCTTGGCAATACGCTCCATACGCTGCTCATCCTCAAACTGACCAGCCATTTCTGCACCTGCAGTAAAGACAGAGAGCAGCATCTTGGCGAATTGCTCAAAGGCTGCGAAGAATACAGCAAGGCCAGTCCAACCCATAGCGAGTGCTTTAAACATAGTTAACTCCATTTGATTAGTGGTGGTCATGCACACTGCACAACCATCCATCACACACCCGCAGGGTTAAGGTGGGGTAGGTAGCCTTAAATTTCCAAACTAATCTAGGCAGGGGGGGTGTCTTCGGTATCCGGTATCCCAACTGTAAGTACTGCAGGCGTACCCAAAATAAAAAATTATAAAAAATGCGAATAACCTTTTTCTATATACTCCCTACCATATCTACCCTATACCCTAACCCTACTTATGACTGCACTCACCATTGAGCAATTCAAACAAGCCTTACCTGAAAAGGTAAAGAAGTCTGTTAATCAGGAGTTGATTGATCAAGTAAATGCTACGCTGAGTGAGCCAGAGTTGTATGAGTCTTACCGGGACAACTTGATAAGCTACACAAAGGTAATGGCTGATGGTCGGTTTAAGGTTAGTAGTTATATTGAGGCTGTGAAGTATGTAAGCCATAAGCTGATGGGCTGTACTAATATTGATGCTTATGTAAAGACATTCCCTGCTAAGTACGCTAGATTCATTGCTGATGGGGTTAGTGCAAAAGATATTGCCAGTTATGTCACAGCATATAACAAGAACAAGTTAGTTAACCTTATCTTTGAGCAGACTCTGATACCTAGTTATGTACTGAACCAGGATTTATATCAGAAGGCACTTAATGTGCAAGCAGACTTAATGGTTAATAGCCATAGTGATAAGGTTCGCTGTGATGCTGCTAATAGTTTACTTACTCATTTAAAGATGCCAGAAACTCAGAAGGTTGAGTTAGAGATTGGATATAAAGAAGATAGTAGCATCGCCGCATTAAGGGCTACTACTTTGGAGTTAGCACGGCAACAAAGAATAATGATGGAATCTGGTGCCATGACTGCACAAGATATTGCACACAGTAAGTTTATTGTTGATGTTGAAGCCAAGGAGATAGTATGAAAGTTGTTGATATATTCTCTGCTTCAAAGGTAGTATCTCTGCGTACTGAAGAAACTATGCCACGGTCTGTGAGGCTGGCTCAATATCCTAATGGTACTCAAGTATTACAGGGTGCTTATTATTGGGCTCAGGGTTTTGCTACTGGTTTCAACTGGAAGGATCTTCCAGTAATAATGGTAGATAGTCAAGGTGAGGAATTTGATAATGACTGAAGCTACGCCGCTAAAAGTCGAGGACTATCTAAACAATACTGACTACTCCGTTAATAATAAGTATGTCCCTAGTGACTTTGCATTGGAGTTTGTTACCTTTATTAAGCTAGTTAATGGTACGCAAGGTGAGGAACATAAGACACCTGTGGTTCATTACAAGATGCTTGATACGCTGACCAAGCGTGGTGAGAGGGTGGTTAACCTGTGTCATCGTGGCATTGCCAAGACTACGTTGATGGGTGAGTACCTGTTCCTGTACATCGCTACCTATGGTGAGATCCCTGGCTTTGGTAAGGTGGACCTGGCTCTGTATGTAAGTGACTCCATTGAGAACGGGGTTAAGAACATGCGAAAGAACCTTGAGTACCGTTGGGAAAACAGCGACTTCCTGAAGATGTATGTGCCTGAGACTAGATTCACTGATATCCGGTGGGAGTTCAAGAACGCTGACGGTAAGTTGTTCATTGTGAAAGGCTATGGAGCCAAGACAGGTGTGCGGGGAGCTAAGGAGTTGGGTACTAGGCCACAGTTAGCGGTGCTGGATGACTTGATTAGTGATGAGGATGCACGCTCGGCTACTGTGATCAGTGCTGTGGAAGATACTGTTTATAAGGCAGTGGACTATGCGTTGCATCCAACTAAGAACTTGATCATCTGGAGTGGTACGCCATTCAATGCAAAGGATCCTTTGTACAAGGCAGTGGAGTCAGGTGCTTGGGGTGTGAATGTGTTCCCTGTGTGTGAACAGTTTCCTTGTAGCAAGGCTGAGTTCAGGGGAAGTTGGGAAGACCGTTTTACCTATGAGTATGTAAAAGGTAAGTATGACAAGGCAGTGTTGTCTGGAAAGATTGAGACATTCAACCAAGAGTTGATGCTTAGGATTATGAGTGACGAGGATCGCATGATCCAAGATGGAGATATTGGTTGGTATAAGCTGGACAATGTTGTCAGGAATAAAAATAGGTTTAACTTTTATATCACTACTGACTTCGCTACTTCCGTAAAGCAAAGCGCCGACTTTAGTGTGATTAGTGTCTGGGCCTATAACAATGTGGGTGATTGGTTGTGGGTAGATGGGATCTGCAAGCGTCAGTTGATGGATGCCAATATCAATGATCTGTTTAGGCTGGCTCAGGTTTATAAACCACAGTCAGTGGGTATTGAAGTAACTGGACAGCAGGGTGGATTCATTCAATGGATTCAAGGACAGATGATGGAAAGGAATATTTATTTTCCTTTGGCATCAGAAGGTAATGATAGTAAACCCGGTATCAGACCAAATACTAATAAAATGGTCAGGTTTAATACTGTGGTTCCTTGGTTTAAAGCACGTAAGATGTTCTTTCCTACTGAGCGAAAGAATGAAGTACCAATGCAAGAAGCCATGAATGAATTAAGCTTGGCATCTGCTTCTGGGTTTAGAAGTAAGCATGATGATTTCATTGATACCATTTCAATGCTTGGTTCATTGGTTCCTTGGAAACCTTCTGAAGAAGCGCCCATGAAAGAATCTGGGGATAAAGAGGGTATGTGGGATATTGATATTGATGATACGGTTACTGACCGTATGGGTTCATACATCGTTTAAGGATTAGCATGAGAACATCAGACATATTTAGTCAACTGGTTTATGGTGAACTGTCCCAGTTGAGTTTGGGACGAACAGTTGATGGAGCGTTGGATCCTACTAATTACCCGGCAGTAATGGCCCATATTAATCTTGGCTTGAATGCCTTGTACAAACGGTTTTATCTGAAGAAGGGTAGCTTTGATCTGCAGCTTCAGTCTGGACAGACACTTTACCCTCTGACCTCTGTTTATGGTGTTAACTCACGTAAGGGCAGGGAAGATGTACGGTACATCATTGATACGGTTGCCAATCCTTTTGAGGATGACATTCTTAAGATCGAGAAGGTAACGACTGAAGCTGGTATTGAGTTGGGCTTGAATGATGCATCTGACTATGCCTGTGCTACTCCTAGAGCAACTACGCTGGAAGTTAATGCGGATATTGTGAACAAGCTTGATACTTTGCCTGAAGAGTTGAAGACAACGAATCTTAAGCTTGTTTATCGGGCTAGCCATCCTGTGATTAAGTCAGCAAGGGATGATATCGAACTGCCTTACAGTTACTTGGAGCCATTGCTGTTGTTTATTGCAAGCCGCGTTCATAACCCAATTGGCATGACCAATGAGTTCCATGCTGGAAACTCTTACGCTAAGAAGTATGAGATGGCTTGTCAGCAACTTGAGGCATATAACCTCAGTATTGATCAAGGTACGCTCAATGAACGGTTAATTAGTAACGGTTGGGTGTAAGTTAGTTATACTGCTGCACATTACTAAGTAATCAGCATGTCCACTTACAATCTATTAGTTAACACTGCAACTTGGTCCAAGATTGTTGATGCAAACGATACAGACTTCCTTGTTCGATCTCAGCGTTTCGCCAGCGCTCGCGCAGTTTCATCGTATCCAACGCAGTCAAGGTCGAGCAGGCAGCAGGCCTTGACGACATCGCGTCCTCAATCGAGGACATCAGGAATGTCTCTGTTTTGGAAATGCTTTTGGAGCACCTTGACGAGGCACAGAAAGCAGCAGTTCACAAATTATTGGAGGAAATATGAGTGAAATTAGCGTACTCAATCACGGGTCCGTCCGCCTTGTCTAGCACGTGGGGTCAGACCTATCCATCGTGCGCAGCGCACGGGTTAGTTATAACGCCGACTGGCGAGACAGTGCTGAGGGTAGTGATGCCAAACTCATCGACTATCTGGTCAAGAACCGCCATACCTCCCCTCTCGAGTGTGTGGTGTTTACCTTCGAGGTGAAGGCCCCGATCTTCGTATTCCGCCAATGGCACCGTCACCGCACGTGGAGCTACAACGAGATTTCTGCGAGGTACTCTGAGTTGCCAGAGGAGTTCTATATCCCTGAGGTGTCACAGATCACCACGCAGAGCAAGTCCAATAAACAGATGCGGACTAACGAAGAGCATCCTCGGTCATTCGAGATACAGGACGACATATCTCACCAATGTGCCATGGCTTTTGAGACGTACCACAAACTGATCAAGATCGGAGCCCCTCGCGAGCTGGCTCGTGGCGTACTGCCGGTGAACACCTTCAGCCGTATGTTCGCCACGACCAACCTGCACAATTTGCTGCACTTCTTGAAGCTGCGGCTGCATGAACATGCTCAGTACGAGATACGCGTGTACGCCCAAGCCATGCTGGAGCTGATCGAGCCCATCGTGCCTGTGACTGTGGCTGCCTGGAAGAGGCATAACCAGTGAAAGAACTAACCAAGGAATACCATGATCAATTCAATCACCCTTACAAACTTTAAGCGCCATGAGAACCTGATGATCAACTTTGGCGCCGGGTTCACGGCCATCAAAGGATCGAACGAGCAAGGCAAATCGACCGTACTGCTGGCGCTGGCCTACGCGCTGTTCGGAGTCAAGGCAATCCCAGATAGCTTGGACGACACGGTCACCTGGACCAAGCCTGTGGGCACCCTGAGAGTCGACCTTGACTTCACCATCGACGGTGTGAACTACACCATTCGCCGCAGCAAGTCCTCTTGCCAACTCGACGGCGACGGGCAAACTGTGACTGGCCAGACTGAGGTCACCAACTTCGTGGCCAAGTTGCTCAAGGTGGATGCCGGCGCTGCTGCGCGGCTCACCATCGCCAACCAGACCGCCATTCGCGGCGCACTGGAGTCTGGCCCCAAAGCAACGACCGAACTGATCGAAAGGCTTGCGGAGTTCAGCCAGATTGACGACTTGATCGAGCTGATGCAGGAGAAGTTGACGCTTGGCAATACCGTCACAGCACAGACC